AAAAAATAAATCATTTTATTGTCGAATGTACTGTTTTTCTAAAGGTGTTCCAAAGGTGTTCCAAAGTGTTCCAATCATTTTATAGTCGCCTGTTCAGAAGTGTGCCAATGTGTTCCAAAGGTGTGCCAATCGTTTGGTCGAAGCTGTATCGAAGTGTGCCAATCTTTTAAAAAGTTAAGAAAATATATATATTAAAAATTCCAATTGAAAGGATTTTTGGAGCGCGCAAGCGCGCAGTATTACAGCCCAAAGGAACGAAGTGGTTGGCGCCCAAAAATCCAGGTACTTTAGTGGCCTGATTATTTGCCTTTTTTAATGGACTTTTTAGTATCAGTAACCACTATATTATTATTATCTACATATGTAATAAGATCATTATCGACGATAGTCCATATTTTCCATCTATCAGAAGATAACATATCAAGATTAGGAAATTTATTAGTAAATATCCAAATACTAGGACAATCAAACCACTTTTCACGGAACTTATAACGATCATCGAATGCATATCCATTTTTGATCTCTTCGATACCTGCATAAAATTGACATAGTTGTTCTTTTTTTATTGCTTTTGGAATATCAAAAATATATAATTTACTAGTTGGCGTATCCATTACAATTCTCATAATATCCTTAAAATCATTACTGTAAGGTATTTTTCTACCTAATTTATAAACTCCACAGTAAGTAGAAAGAATAGATTTACCAATATTACCACCCTCATTAAATATTACATTAATAGTTCTTGTATCAAAAATAGCGCTATCATCGATTATTTTTTGTTGCCATGGAAATAATTTAGAAATATTCCTAACCTGTAAGGGAATATATATTTCTTCATCATCATCTTTCCAAGGACCATCAACTCTTGAATCTTCTTTGATTACATAAAAATCGTTTTTTATATTTTCATTAGATGTAATGGTTAAATGCCATTTAGGAAACTTTATTTTGACACCTGATATTCTTTCTTTAATTTTTAAACTAAATCTTCCTTGATAGTGCTTTTTTTTTGTAGTTGGACATTCTTCTAATTGAAATACCCATTTTTTACAATAATCGTTGAGAAGTTTTTTAGTATAAGGCAAAACAATTTCATATGAAGTAAAATCATATGTACTAATTGGAACCGATTTAGCGTTTTTTGAAGAATAATTTTTATCTTTAGTATTATTAACTGATTGCTTTTTAATAGTTTTTGACATTTTACAATTATAACTTGACTATAATTGTAAAATATTTTTTTTTAATTCATTTTTGACGAAAAAAACAATTTTTGAATATATAATATTTAAAAATGATTATTATTATTTAATTTTGAATATTATTAATTAATATTGAATATTATATATTCAAAAAAATAATTTAAAAAATATATATAGAATATTAAATAATCATAAATGAATAATAAAAAAACAAAAGGACGACCGAAAAAAGATGAAAAAGATAAAATAAAGCCAAATGAACGAATAAAGTGTGACTTATGTGATGAAGTATACAATAGATGCAATAAAAGTAGACATTTGAAAAGTAAAATACATAATAAGATAGTATTAATATTAATCAAAAATAATCAGATAGGAGGAAATTGTAATGTTGATGATAATAAAATATTAAAAAATAAATCTAAATTAAGAGATATTATTAGAGATGTCGACGAAAAGATCCAAAGAAGAGGAATCGAATGTCAATGATGAACCAGAAATGGAAGAGATTATAGAATGTTTTGAAAAAATGGCTTTACTTGTAAAGGATTATGATAGTGAAAATTATAAATTACGTGAAGAAAATGAATTGAAAACAAGAATGGAAAATATAATGAAACAAGATTATATTCAGTTAAAGCGAGAAAATAATATTTTGAAAAAAAATCATACAATAGTATCAATAAAAGGAAAAGGATTAATGGAAGTTTTACAGGGTATTGGAAAACAAACAAATGAAGAATATAAAAATGAAACGAAAAAAATGATAGAACAGAAAGAAAAACAATTTCTTGATGAATGGGAGAAAATTAAAGAGAAATATTAATAAATAATAAATATTAATTATTAATATATGAACACTGAAGCAATAACAGGAGTTAGAGTAATCATAGATGAAGTAATGCGAAAAACAAATGAGCAAATATCAAATCAGTTGAGAAATAATTATATAATAATTGGAATATTTTTTGTACTGATACTAATTATAATATACATATTGATTGTATCAAAAATAAAAACAATAACAACTGAAAATAAAATCAATGAATTAAAAAAAATGAATCAGAAATATTATAATAAAATGATAGAAGCGACAAAAAATATAAGAATCCAAGAAATACCGTATGAAAATACATATAATCAACGATTTAGACCCCAAATAACTAATAATTGGGAGCGAAGCGAATTGTGGAGCGAAGCGACCAATCCGAGCAGAGCGATGGGCAAAGCGAAGCGGAGCCCGTATAAATTGTTAAATTGAAAAAAAAACTTATAAATTCCTCATGGATAGTAGATGAAAATATTCATTTGTCGAACCATTTCATTTTTATAAAATATCATAAAAATGAAATGCATAATAAAAAATGATAAATTGTAAAAAAAAGTTGCAAAAAAGTTGTAAAAAAGTTGTAAAAAAAATAAAAATGAAAAAACAATGTAAGTCAAATAAAAAATGAAAAAAAATGGAAAAAATAAATCATTTTATTGTCGAATGTACTGTTTTTCTAAAGGTGTTCCAAAGGTGTTCCAAAGTGTTCCAATCATTTTATAGTCGCCTGTTCAGAAGTGTGCCAATGTGTTCCAAAGGTGTGCC